GCGGTGGAACAGCTGGAGACGTAAAATTCCACAATAGTTCAAGTGGTCTAACTTCAAGTGATACTCCATTTATGCAGTATAGAACAAATGGGACAGCAGATAATGAAACTCATTTTAATATACCTGCACCAGGAGTATTATGTGAAAGTGGTTTAGTTGTAACTTATACTTTGGATAACATAGATCAGATGAACGTCCTGTATAATGGATAGGAGTTTAGATGGCGAACACAACATCGGGCGCTTACGGATTTGATCAGAATCTGGCAATTGATGATATCATTGCCGAGGCTTATGAAAGACTTGGCCTAGTTGGTACTGCCGGTCATCAAATTAGAAGTGCTAGAAGATCTTTAAATATTCTTTTTCAAGAATGGGGAAATAGAGGACTTCATTTTTGGGAAGTCGGCGATACAAATATCGATTTAACTGAAGGTACTCAAACCTATACATTTTATAGAAATAGTTCAGACGGAACAAGTGATACTACAACTCCGGTTAATGGAGTATATGGTATAAGCGATATTATGACTGCTTCTTATAGAAGTGATTATAATACAACTGATCAAACTGATTTACCTTTAACAAAAGTAAGTAGAGATACTTATGCTGCTTTTTCAAATAAATTAGTTAAAGGAACACCAAGTCAATTTTGGGTTCAAAGATTTATAGATAAAACTACAGTTACAATTTATCCAACTGCTGATTCTACACAAGCAAGTAACTACATTAATATTTATTATGTAAAAAGAATTCAAGATGCAGGAGCTTATACTAATGCATCAGATGCTCCATACAGATTTATACCATGTATGATATCAGGGCTTACATATTATTTATCTCAAAAGTATGCTCCTCAAAGAACTCAAGAATTTAAATTATTATATGAAGATGAATTAGCTAGAGCGTTACAGGAGGATGGATCATCAGCTAGTGCGTACATAACGCCTAAGACTTATTATCCAAATATATAATGGCACGATTTGCAAAAGGTACTAATGCATTAATGATTTCTGACCGTTCTGGTGCGGCATTTCCATATAGAGAAATGGTACAAGAATGGAATGGTCTTTGGGTACATATATCTGAGTATGAGCCTAAACAACCACAAATAGATCCAAGGCCCGTGGGCGCTGATCCACAAGCCTTACAACATGCAAAACCAGCTAGAGTGGAATTTCCAGTTCAAAATATCTTACCTGAGAATCCATTTACAACGGCTTCCAATACTACTTTAAGTATTTCTTTTCCAAATAATGCTTTTAATCAAGGAACTACATACGTAAGATTTAGTGATGTCAAGCAACCAGTGGGCGGAGTTGCAATTACAACTTTAGAATTATCTACAACATTAAATGGGAATTTGACTGATTCAGCTACATCTATTGTTTTAGCTGATGGATCAGCTTTTCCAACAGCAGGATATATTGTTATTGAAAAAGTAAATAGTGACACAGGAGCTTATGAAAATGAAACTATTAAATATACTGGAAGAAGCACTCATACATTAACAGGATGTACTCGTGGATCTTCAGCTCCATACAGAGGAGTTACTCCTACTAGCACAAGTGCAGGAACTCATTCTAGTGGTGCTAAAGTATATGGATCATATCTTGCAACAGCTATTGGAACAACTATTATAGTTGGTCCTAAAGCATCACAAACAGAAACACATTATAACTCATTAACAGTGCCATTAGTTTCAGCAGCAAGTAGCACAGCAACAGGAGGCGGTTTTAATTGTACAATTGGACCCGTTAATGATAGAAGTTAATTATGGCTGGATACACTTTATCAAATTTACAAACAGATATTAGAAACTACACTGAAGTAGATAGTAACGTTTTTACTGCTGCTGTACTAAATAGATTTATAGAAAATGCAGAATATAGAATTGCATACGATCTTCCTATGGATTCAGATAGAGTTCAATCAGAAGCTCAACTAGCAACAGACTATAATAGTATAAATGTTCCTGCCGGGTGTTTATTTGTAAGAGCAGTCCAAGTATTTGATTCGACTACTGCTAGTACTGGACAAGGAGTTTACTTGGAAAGACGAGATCAGACTTTTATACAAGAATATGTAGGAGAGTTAACAGGTGATGAAGGGAGCCAAAGTGGTCAAGATACTACTGGATTGCCTAAATATTACTCTATGTTTGGAGGAGCCACTGGAACAGGATCAACTACTTCTGGAGCTATATATTTAGCTCCTACACCAGACGCTAATTATAAATATATTATCCATTGGAACAAGATTCCACCAAGCTTAGAGAGCGATACTTCAGGGACATATGTTAGTAAATATTTCCCTCAAGGCCTTTTATACTGTTGTTTGACAGAGGCATATTCTTATTTAAAAGGTCCAGCAGATATGTTGACATTATACGAACAAAAGTATAAACAAGAACTACAAAAGTTTGCAGCAATGCAAATTGGGAGACGAAGACGAGACGATTATACAGATGGTACTATCCGTATACCGATTCAGTCGCCGCCTCAGTAATTAGGAGATAAATTATGGCAATAACATCGGCAATAGCTAACAGTTTTAAAGTAGAAATTCTACAGGGCGGACACAATTTTAATGATTCAAGTGGAGCACCAACAGGTAACACTTTTAAACTTGCATTATATTCAAGCAACTCAGCAACTTTAAGTAAATCAACAACTGCTTATGCAGCACCTACAAGTGCAACAGCAGATCCAACAAGCACATACGAAGTAACAACAAACTCATCTGGTTATACAGGTGGTGGAAACACTTTAACAGCAAGTGCTGATCCAGTTTTATCTGGAGACACAGCATGTGTTAAATTTAATGATACAAGTTGGACATCAGCTTCATTCACAGCAAGAGGATGTTTAATTTATAATACTACAGCTGTTACAGGATTCACAACTAACAGAGCGGTCTGTGCAATTAATTTTGGTTCAGACAAAACTGTAACAAGTGGAACTTTCACAATAGAATTTCCAGCACAAACAGCTACAAACGCAATCGTTCAAATAGCATAGGAGTAAAAAATGGCTGACGTTACATTTACAGTAACGGGTCTTTCTTCTACTTCAACTTTAGGAGACCTATCTTATTCAGGTGTCTCAGAAGGATATGGTCGTTATGCTTGGGGACGAGCTGATTGGGGAGATACAAATTTACTTAATCAAGGATGGGGTCGTGATGCTTATGGAACTGGTATGTGGGGTGATTCACCTTATGTATTACTTCCAGCATTAAGTGCAACTTCTACTGTCGGAGCTTTAGATCCTGCTGATCAAGTAATGGGATTAACAGGTTTAACAGCTACAAGTTCTGTTGGAACTTTAGATCCTGCTGATCAAGTAATGGGATTAACCGGACAATCAGCTACAAGTTCTGTTGGAGCTTTAAGTCCAGCAGATGTAGTTGGACTAAGTGGATTGTCTGCAACCGCATCGGTAAATCTTCCAACTGAAAATGTTTATGTCAAACCTGGTTGGGGTACATTATCTTGGGGAATTAATGGTTGGGGTTCTGTTGAAGCAGCTCAATTTACATTACCAAGTTTAAGTGCAACATCATCTGTAGGAGTATTAGATCCTGCAGATCAAGTAATGGGATTAACTGGATTAAGTGCAACAAGTTCTCTTGGTTCATTATCCGTTAGTTCTGATAACACAACCACACTTTCATCTTTAAGTGCTACAGCATCTGTTGGAGCTTTAGATCCTGCAGATCAATCGATGGGATTAACCGGTCTAACTGCTACATCAGCTGTAGGTGCATTATCACCTGCTGATGTAATAGGAATAACAGGTTTAAGTGCAACTTCGGCTACTGGATCAGTAACAATTACATCAAACCCGACTTTCCAATTAAGCGGAGTAACAGCTACAAGTGCTCTAGGTTCACTGACAGTTACACCATTAACTCCAGCTGTATTGTCAGGTCAATCGGCTACATCAAGTGTTAATAGTGTAACAACTACTCAATTAACTATTGCAAGTTTAGCAGGGTTAGGTCAAACAGCTACGGCTAGCGTAAATGTTGACAAAATTATATTAAGGTATTATCAAGAATTATATCCTCGTACGAGCGCTTCATATAGTAATAAGACGCCTAGAACTAGTGCTTCATATAGTACTAAGACACCTAGAACTAGCGCCTCATACACCGATAAAGTAGCTTCATAATTATGTTTGACTTAAAACTAAATAAACAATATAAACCAATTAATTAGGAGATAATTAAAGATGTCATCATCAACTTACACACCTCTCGGCGTAGAATTAATGGCTACTGGTGAAAACGCCGGTACTTGGGGAACAAAGACTAATACAAATTTAAATATTATAGAACAAATTCAAGGTGGCTATAAAGTTCAAACTTTAAATTCTGGAGGATCTGGAGCAAATACTACAGCTCT